ATCTGCTGCATTTATGATGCATGACCAGATTTTGAGTGCAGTTAGAAAGTTAAACTTGGACACTAACAACACTACTTTGTTCCAACCATCTCTTAGAGAAGGTACACCAGATAGATTATTGGGTTACAATTTCTTTGTGAACAATGATTTACCATCTGCACAGGCTGCTGATGCAAAGATTATTTTCTTTGGAGATTGGAGTAAGTATATAATCAGAGCCGTTGCCAACAATGTGCTTGTACCATTGCGTGAGCGTTTCATGGATGAGATGGAAATTGGTTTCTTGATGTATGCAAGGTATGATGGCAAGTTGCTTAATACGGCTGCAATCAAGCATCTAAAGAATCTGTAATTTCATTGGGGATCTAATCTGGAGGACTTGAAATATAGTCCTCCATTTTAAAATATAATCAAATGGCTTGGAAAGTAACTACTGCACCTGTTAATGAACCTTGGACACTTGCCGAGGTAAAAAGCTATTTAAAGATTGATGATTCAAACGAAGATTCAATGTTAAATACTTTAATAAAAGGTGCAAGGATGGTGGCAGAAAGTTATCTTAACCAAGCATTAATTACACAAACAATAACGGAGAAGTTTGATAGATTATCTAATCCAACTCTTTACCTTAGTGTATCTCCAGTTATTGCTGTTACTAATTTCCAGTACGCAGACAGCCAAAATACTACGCAAACCTTTGCAGCGACAGACTATGTCGTTGACACATTTAGTAAACCAGCACGGCTTTCTCTTGCTTACGGGAAAACATGGCCTACACTTTACGGGAATATAAATGATGTTACGATTACTTACACGGCTGGATACGACACAGAAAGTAGCGGTGTGCCATTCCAAATAAGACAAGCTATTCTTTTAATGATAGCCGATACCTACGAGAATAGGCAAGATTACGTTAGAAAATTACCTACTGCATCTCAATATTTACTTGACCAATATCGCGTTCAATATTTCTAATGAAGTATAACAAAAATGAAATTATTGGTCGAATGCGTGACAGGATAACTATTCAAAATGTCACACGTTCAAAATCAGACACAGGCTTTGCCCAGGAGTCATGGGCAGATTTAACTACCGTTTGGGCGAATGCCGAAAGCAAGTTACCTCCATCAAATGAAACGGTGATAGATGGAAAGAATACTGCTAAAAATATAAGCGACTTTACTATAAGATATACGACAGGCATAGACGAAGAAAGTCGTATTATTTGGAATGAGAAGTTATATCAAGTAAGGAATATAAAGGTAAGTCACGATAGAAGATTTATAAGTTTTCAAGGTGAGTTTTACGACTCCTATATACTTACCGGTGTATCCGTTGCTGCCATTCTTACAGCTAATGGCAGTGTATCATCTAATATTAAAGTGATACACAATGTGCTTGCTGCAATGAATGCCATAGCAACGACGAACGCTGAATTAACAGTTACCCAACAAGGTCAAGTCTTGGTGGCTGCTTCTCTCTCCGCATCTGGCAATCTTTCTGCCAATGCTACAAAAGTGATACCAATTAATAGCAATGTTACCGCAAATGGCACTTTAGCTGCTGCAGTAACTAAAGCTATAAATATAGATAGTACTTTAAATGCAAATGCTACTTTATCGGCAAGTGCTTTAGTGAGCAAAACATTATTAAGTACATTAAATGCAAGTGCTACGACATCGGCTGCGGTTGATGTAGTGACACAAGGCTCTGTTAGTGTGGATGCTGCATTAAGTGGATTAGGCACTGTTGCTGCTCAAATTAAGCGGACAGTTACAATGCAAAGTAGTCCTACTACCAGTGCATCAACTGCATTAAATGCTACACTTACCAAAGTGATTGAGGCAAGTGTTAGTGCAACGGCTAATACACAAAGTACGGCACAGTTAACCATACCAGTTAACGCAGCTGTAAATGCAACAGCTAACACATCGGCAAATGCTACTTTGTCTTACACAGTAAATGCCCAGTTAAACGCTACGGCACAGACAACAGTTGACGCAAAGATAACAAGGATTATTTCAGCTTCCATGACTGCTACGGCACAGACAAGTGTTGAGGCAGGTATCGGTGTTACTTTTGTATCTTCATTAATGGCTGCTGGCTCTGTGACAAATGCAAGTCTTTTAAGAACGGCAACATTAAATAGTTCTTTAACTGCCAACGGAACAACTGCTGCAGCAATAACAACTGTTAAAACATTAGCGGCAAGTATAACAGGACAAGGCACAACGGCTGCTGCAATAACAAACGCTAAAAATGTGGCGGCAAGTGTTACGGGAGCGGCAACGGTGACGGGTGCGACATTGGATGTTGTAGCAACAACTGTTATTGTTGATTATATTGTAGTTGCTGCTGGTGGTGGAGGTGGTGGAAGTAGCACTGCCGCTAATGCTCCAGGTGCTGGAGGTGGTGCTGGTGGTTATAGGTCATTTTTAAATCAAACTTTAAATATTGGTCAATCATATACTATTACACGAGGTGTTGGTGGTATTGCTGGTATTGCTGGTCTCAGAGGTGGTATTGGTGGAAATTCAACTTTCATAAATACATCAAATGGTGGTGGTGGTGGTGGTGGTGGTGGTGCTGCCGATGTAAATGGTCAAAATGGAGGTAGTGGAGGTGGTGCATCTTTCGGTGGTTCAATAGGATTAGGAAACACTCCAAGCACATCCCCTTCACAAGGTAATAATGGAGGCTTAAATGTTACAACTTCTCAATTTGGTTGCGGTGGTGGAGGTGGTATAAATAGCGTTGGCGTAGATGGCACAACAACAACAGGAGGTAACGGAGGTACAGGTATAAATAATTCTATTTTAAATAAAAATTACTCTGGAGGTGGTGGAGGTGGTGTTGGAGGCTCTTTGACAGCTGGAGTTGGTGGTTCATCAGTAGGTGGTAATGGCGCAAGTGTAAATAATACTAATGGTTCTAATGGAGCTGATAATTCTGGTGGTGGCGGTGGTGGTAGCGCAAGGGCAATAAGCTCAAACTGTAACGGAGGTGTTGGCGGAAGTGGTGTTGTAGTAATAAAATCAAATAAACAAGCTGCTTCAACAACTGGTTCTCCAAATTATACAACAAGTGGTAGTTTTCATATTTACGAATATATTGGTGATGGTTCAATAACTTTTTAAGATGGGATATTTTGCAAAAATTGACGAAAATAATTTTGTAATTGGAGTACATTCAGTTGCAAATCAAGTATTTACAATAAATAATATTGAAGACGAAAAGATTGCAGCAGATTTTTTAAATAATTTGCACAATGTTAATTATGTTTGGAAACAAACATCATATAATACTCGTGGCGGCATACATTACCAAGCCGACAACAATACACCAAGCCTTGACCAAAGCAAGGCATTTAGAAAAAACTACGCTGGAATAGGTTATTATTACGATAGCATTAGGGATGCTTTTATCCCTCCTAAACCTTTTCCATCATGGACATTGAACGAAGATACTTGCCTTTGGCAATCACCTATACCTTATCCAAATGATGGCAAAGTGTACACATGGAATGAGGAAATTGGCATTTGGGAAGAAATAAACCTAACACAATGAAAATAGCCATTTTTACAAACATTAACTCTCCTGCTACCGACTTTTACCGCACGGTTGGCTGCTATGCCTACATGGGGCATGATATAAGATACCTTGCCATTGAAAGTGCAAAGTGGTTTGATTTAATGGATGTTGATGTTGTAGTGGCTAAGTCTCCTAATGGCATGGCATACTTTGAGATGCTAAGAGAGTGTAAGAGAATGGGCAAGAAGATAATTATTGACCATGACGATAATCTACATGAAACAACACGCACTAATCCGGCACACGTTGGACTAAGCCATGAGGCAATGCGAAAAACGGTGGAGGATTGTTTTGGCTTTGCTGACCACATTATTTATTCTACCGATGCCTTGCAAAAGTATTATATGCCTTATCACGAAGGCATTGCAAGCACTGTTATAAATAATGGATGGAATCCAATCATACAACCATTTATGCCAGTGCCTAAGATAGAAGATAAGATAAGATTTATTTGGCGTGGTTCAATGCATCACTTGGATGACATAGGCAGTATTGCAAGTTATATAAACGAGTTAGCGGAAGATGAGAGCTGCGATGTTGCCATGCTTGGCATACAGGATTTTATCATGGCTCACTTGTTCCCGAAGGTAAAAACAAAGGAATGGAATAGCTCATTATTTGGCTACTTTGAAACATTAAACAATAGCCAATGCCATTACGGTTTATTTCCGTTACTCAAAAACGATTTTAACTTTGCAAAGAGCAATATATTTGCCATTGAGATGTTAGTCGCTGGCGGTGTAACGATTGCACCAAAGGGCATACCAGAGTATAACATTCCAGGTGTGATAAAGTATAACAACTTTGGCGATGTCATGGAGGCAGTAAAAAACAAGGACTTTGACAGAGAGGCAATAGTAAAGGAGGGAAGGGAGTATTTGAATGATGTGCTTAGAGTGGATAAGACAAACAAAAAGAGAGAACTAATTTTAAATAATTTAAACTAATAAACTATGAGTGCTTTTTCAAATTATTTGGAAGACCAAATAACAGGATGGATTGCAGGAACATCAATGACTGCTCCAACGGCAACTTTTGTACAATTGTATAATGGTGATCCGACAGACACAGGCTCTGGTGGTACTGCTCTTTACTCAAGAATTACTATTGCAAGTGGCACAGGGTCATGGACAAGAGGCACAGGAGGAAATGGTACTATTACAAATGCATCTGCTTTTACTATTACATCAAGTGCTACAGCTACAGCATCTGCTACTCACGTTGCAGTATGGGACGCTTCAACAGCTGGTAATTTACTTTTCTTTGGTCAATTAACAACTGCAAAAACTGTTGCATCTGGTGATGAAGTTAAGTTTAACGCATCTGCATTAACTTTAACAGTTGCCTAAATATTAGGAGAATGCTTAGGTGTTCTCCTAATTAATATTTTACCATGGGATATTTATCAGCTAAACAAATAAATCACCTTAAAGACCTTCAAAAGTCCAACTACGCAGGTAGAAGGAGTTTCCAAGGTATGTCATTGAGGGTGGTAGGTTTAGCAGATGCAGTTATTGAGTTTGCCGAATTAATGGAACAATGTACAGTTAAGGAAAGGAGTAGAGTAATTGATGCAGCTACTCCTATCGCATTAGAGGTATATAAGTCATTAGTACCAGTAAGTAGTAAGCCTCACCGTATTAGTACCAATCCTTTCAAAAATAAAAAAATGCAAGGATGGGAAGAAGGTGATCGAGCGTCAATGATTGTACAACCAGGTAATTTGAGAAAGTCTATTATTGATTTATCTAAAAATCTTAAATCATACAGATACGCAGTTGGAGCGGTAGGGCCATTGTATAAAAGAGGTACAATGAATAAAGGTATTAATAGCAGCGAAGGAACTAATGGCTTTTATGCGCACATGGTATTTGGAAGTACAAGAGCCTGGTATAACAAGATAGTTGTAAAGGCAAGGAATTTAAGCAGGGAGAGAGTAATTAAAACGATGCGTAATGAATGTATATTTATTATGCAAGAAAGACCTAAAAAATTCTGGCAAGTATTATGATAGGAAAACTAATATACGGAAGGTTAAGCGCAGAGCCAACAGTAGTAGCTATTGTAGGGCAAAAGATATATCCAGATTTAACACCTCAAGATGTTCAATATCCCTTCTGTGTATACACTATCATTAACTCTACTGCCATTGATTTTAAAGATGGTCAAAGTAATTTGGAAGAAGTACAAATACAAATAGACTGCTATACGCAAAGTTACGATAGCACACAAGAGCTTGCAAACAACATAAGAAATAGCCTTGATAGGTTTACGGGCACAGTAAACGGTATAAGTGTACAAACGATTAAATATATGTCAAGCGATTCACAGGTCTATAATCCTACGTTAAACGTATATTGGATGTCAGTTGATTTTATGGCAAGAATGAAACGATAATTATGAAACTAAGATTAATAAAAACTTGGAACGGAAAGCCAGTAGGCGCAACAGGAGTTTTCCTTTCCGACTTTGGCAAGCAGCTTGTTGCCGATGGCATTGCGGAGCATCTTGATGATGACTTTGTAGTTGAGCAGATGCCAGAGAAACAAGTGCAAGAGGCACCTCAACCTATTTATATTCCAGTGCCAATGCCTATGGAATATTTTGAGCATGAGAATGAATTGGAAAAAATAGATGTTAATATAGATTTGTCAAAAGCTAAAAAATAATAAAATGGCAACAACTGGAATAATTAACGGTACGTTGATGAGGTTATACAAAGATAGCACTGCTATTGGTTACGCCACATCCTGCCAAATGAACATCTCCGCAGCTATGCGTGAAATCTTAACAAAGGATTCAGCAGCTGGAGGATGGAGAGAAGTAAAGAAGGGTCAGTTATCTGGCACACTGTCAACAGAGGCACTGTATGCCGGGCCTGGTGATTCATCTACAAACTACTTGTTTGATGATCTCTTTACCGATTTAATTAGTGGTACTGCGCTTACTATTAAGTTTACTACCGATGTTCAAGGTGACAATGTGTTTACAATGTCTGCTATCTGTACATCATTAGACCTTAATGCCGCAGTGGAAGAGAATACAAGCTACTCTGCATCTTTTGAGGTGACAGGTGCAATCGCGAAGACAACAAAAGCATAATAAAAATTACCTAACATGAAAACAATAAAAATAGCTAATGCGGACATACCGGTTAAGTTTGGTATGTTCGTGTTAGGTACATTTTTACGGGAGAGGAATCTAAAACTTAGCGACCTCTCCCAACTTGGCGAAGACCTCCTATTTGCTCTTGAACTTGCCTTTGCAGGTGTGCAGGCAGGTTACAAGGCAAAGGGAGAGAAGTGCCCATATACCTTAGAAAAGTTTTGCGACTTAGTAGATTTGGATAAGGGAGGGATAAACAGGATAACAGAGCTGATAACAAATGAGATTTCAGTACCAGAAGATCCGGAAAGAAAAAACGAGATAGCGGAGGAGCAGAATTAACGCTTGATTATATAGAGCGTTTTTGCTTTGGAGTATTAAGATTTTCCCCTCCGCAATACTATGAGATGACACTAAGAGAGGTTATTATAGCCATGCAAGGTTATAATAACCAATTTGAAATAGAGCAGCAATTTGAGTGGGAAAGAGCCAGGTGGCAAACAACACTTTTATTAAATGTTCATACGGCAAAAGGCAAATCAATTAAGCCTAAAGATTTGATTGAATTTCCTTGGGAGAATGATAATCCAAAACCAACTAAAAGAAGTTTGTCAGAAGTTGACAAGTCAATTTTTGACAAATGGGATAAAGAGTAGATAATGGCATTAGGTAAACTGAATTTAAAACTTGGCATTGATGTAAGTAACCTTGAGAAAGAACTTGGCAAGGTTGAGCGTAGTATGGCAAGGTTTGGCTCACAGATGCAGAACATCGGCAGCACTATGACACAGTCATTAACTCTGCCTTTACTTGGTGTTGGTGCAGCTTCATTAAAGGCATTTGCCGACATGGAGAAACTGGAGAATGGATTAATTGCCATAATGGGTAGTACGCAAGGGGCAAAGGAGGAGTTAGATAAATTAAGAGTTGTTGCCGAAAATCCTGGTCTTGCCTTGCCACAAGTTGTCCAGGCTTCTGCCTCTTTACAATCAGTTGGAATGTCTGCCGATGCTGCAAGGGAAACTATAACACAGTTTGGTAATGCCGTAGCGAGATCGGGAGGAGGAGCAGAGCAATTTAGCGGAGTTACATTGGCTCTTAGTCAGATAAGCGCAGTAGGTAAGGTAACGCAAGAAGACCTTAATCAGATAAAAGAAAGGCTTCCAGAGTTTGCGCGTGTGATGAAAGAGGAATTTGGTACAGTGACTGCAGAAGGCATAAGAGCAATAGGTGTAAGTAGTGAAGAATTTATAACGCGTTCTGTATCTGCATTAGCAAAATTGGAAAGAGCGCAAGGTGGTTTAGGCAATACGTTTGATAATTTAAAAGATAATGTAACGGCATCTTTGGCTGAGTTTGGCAAGGCTATAAATGAATCACTAAACCTACAAGCAGTTGCAGAAAGTTTAAGTAAATATATACAAGGTTTAGTAGATGCATTTAAATCACTTAATCCAGAGACACAAGGCTTCATTGTTAAGGCTGCTTTAGTAGCTGCATCGATTGGACCTATTATATTTATTGTAGGTAAATTGATAAGCACATACGGTGCTTTGGCAGGAGCCTCAAAATTAATAGTACAAGCAATAGGAAATATAAGTAAAGCATTTAGCTACTTAGCTGCCAATCCAATGATTTTGGTAGTTACTGCATCCATTGCTGCTATTGGTGCTATTGCTTTGTATGTTTATGACAACTGGAAAGCATTTAGCGACAATTTTAAAAATATATGGATAAACATTAAAAACTCCGTAATGGAAGGAGTAGCTAATGTTTTAAAAAATATTGACTATTTACAGAAAGCATTAGGTTTAAATCTATTTAATCTTGATGGATTAACATCGTATCAAAAGGAACAAAGAATAGTAGCTACAGAGTTTAAAAGTATTGGAGATACAGTTGATAGTTTAAAAGGCAAACTTGCATCATTGTTTACCACTGGTGCAAAAGCAACTGGTGGCGGTGGTGGTATTACTGCACCAACTATGCCGACAGAACCAAGTGTTACTAATCCTACAGGTGGCGGTGGTGGTGTATCAGCTGCAGCAAGTGAAGGAGTTGGTTTAATTGGTATGTTACCAACCTTAGATTTATTGCCAGAAAAATTAGAAAGCGTTTCGGCCGCAAATGAAAGATTAAAACAAACAAACGAAGATGTAGCTAACTCTTTTACTAAAATTACGCCTGCTATAAAATCTATTGGGGATTTATTAAGTCCATTACAAAAATCACTTGTTATGGGTATTGAGGCATTTGCAAATTTAGCAGAAAGTGGATTTAAAAGCATGAAAGAATTAGCCGCAGCAGTTAGGCAAAGCATAGCGGTTATTATTGGCGATATGATTAAGGTATTTGTTGCTAAAGCATTAGCAGGTTTACCTCCATCACCATTTTTATTAGCTATTGCGCCTGCTATTGCAGGTTTAGCTGGTTCGTTAGGAAAAAGTCTTATAATGAAAATAGGTGCTCCAAAGTTAGCCGAAGGTGGCTTGGCAACAGGGCCGACAATGGCATTAGTAGGTGATAACAGAAACGCAAGAGTTGATCCAGAAGTTATTGCTCCTTTATCTAAGCTAAAGTCAATGCTTGGTGACATGGGAGGCGGTGGTGGAGTATTGGAAACAAGGATAAGTGGAAATGATTTAATTATTTTATTAAATCGTTCACAAAAGACTTTAAACAGAGTACAATAATGGCGGTAAGGTATCAAACGACTGTATATAACGAAAAGAAAAGAAAGATAATTGTATCTATAAAAGATGCTAATTTCTCTGGCTCAGTCGGTACTTTTGATACGACAAATATTGCATTGCAATATGATTCACAAAGTAAACAAGGAGAGGAAAGGTTTACTCCTATTATTGGCTCAAAATTTACATTACAATTACTTATAAATAGTCAGGCATTACAAACATTAATGACTGATATAGGACTGGCGGTTGAAGGTAGATTTACCATTCAAGTAAGCGCATACAAAGCAGATAACACAACCATTGCTTATAATTGGTATGGTTATATCGTTACAGATTTAATTGAGTTTGAAGATGTACCGGTTGAACTTGGTTTTGTTGCAAGCATCCAGGCGATTGATGGTATTGGATGGTTAAAGACATTATTATACAAAAGTGAAGTAGGGCCTTATCTTGGTCAAGATACAGTAATACAACATATTTTGAACTGTCTTAATCAGTTAGATTTTGTACAGAGTGAACTTGTGGCAAATGATTTGCCAGTTTTACATACGATATTTAACTGGCATGAGGATAGTATAACTTATTCTGCTAATAATGATTTTGCTTTAAGGACTGCAATACAACACAGAGCATTTTACCATACAGATACAAAAGGTAATTACATTTATAAAAGTTGCTATGATGTGCTTAATATTATTTGCCAAGCATTAGGTGCAAGGTTAATATTTAGCGGATCACAATACTGGTTTATTCAAGTCAATGAATATAATAATTCTCCAAAAACACACAGATACTTTAAGTATAAAGCATTAGGCAATCAAGTAAGTGGAACATTTACAGATGATTTTACTTTATTAAATTTACAAAGCGATTTAAGTACAAGTAAATTATTAAGATTATCTGGTGGTAGATGGTCTTATTACTCAGCTTTAAAAAATACTATACTAAGATATAATCACAATGCAAAGCGTAATTTAATGGCAGGCATTGTATATAATTATCAAACAAATAACGATGGCGCAACGGTTCTAACAGGCACCTTAGACGCAACAAGTCCAGAGGCAAAGTTATCATACACAGGAATTTTATATCAGCGTTCACTTAGCACTGCAGGACCTGGCTTTGTTCCGCATATGTTTGTCTATGCCGTAAAGGTTGCATCTATTATTGATGCTATACCATTACAAACATTTAATCCGAGTGACTGGACATTTGGTAGCGGTTGGACAGAATTAAGCGGCACATTGTTTGCCTCTGCAGCAAGTGGCACTGCGCAGTATAATCCGGAAAACATTGTTAGTGGTAAATATTACTACGTTAAAATAAAAGTAGATTTAACGAGCGGAGAATTACGTTTGCGTTTAGGTGGAGTTACTAAAACAATAACATCATCTGGAGATTATGAATATAAAATATTTACTACATCTACACAAAAATTTATTTTAGATTCTGTATCAACTCCAAAAGTTACTGCAACGATAACAGGATTGCAAGTAAAAAAGGAAAATAAATACTTAAAGAGAAATATAACTTTTACAAATGGTTTTAATTTTCAACTAACTGCTGCAACTTGGGAATCATCTTTTTATGAATGGGAATTTAACACAGATGTAATTACACAAGATGGTACAGAAATTATAAATAAAACTATTTCATTTGATACTTTAGCAATACCAGAGACAGGAGAATATATTTGGGAGATGCGATTGAAAGAGGTAAGGGATGAGGCAGGCACAGATATAAAAGCAGATTACACGATTGAATATTATTTGACTAATAATTATTTAGAATTTATTCCGGATGGCACACTGCAAGGTCAGGCAGATATAAAGGAATTTGGTAACGATAATGACGATAAGTCAAGTGTGAGTTATGATGTTGATACCTATTTAGGAGATGGGCCTTCTGCGACTACGACTGGCGCATTAAGAGTGCTAAATGCAAGCGGAGAATATATAGTAAGTGATGGTTGGAAGTTTGGCAATGTAGGAACGGCTAAACCGATTAGTCAGTTATTGATTAATGAGGTTATTAAAGGTCAGTTAACACCAAGGCTGCGCATGGTTGATATGCCATTCCAGAATCTTAGTTTAGACCAGCCTTACCTACCACATTTATCAATAGAATATTCTTCTGGTTATTACGTTTTTGAAAGAGGTAGTTATGACCTTAACACTGATATTTGGAATGGTGATTTTTATAAAATAGAATACTAATGCCCAGTTTTACAGAGAGAGTAATTTTATCTAAGCCAAACGACTTTAATAACATTCCTAATAACGCTGGGAGTGGAGGAGTTGTAAGTAGCAATGTAACTGAAACAATAAACAATGTAACTGTTAACGGCAGTAATGTATCTATTTTTAATCAAGAGTTTCTTGATACAACATCTGCTATATTAACCTGGACACAAAATAGCGGCAAGTTGCCGACAACTAATTTATTAGCAGCTATCCATGTTTACCAGAATGGTCAGAAATTAGTCGATAGTCAATATTCTATTACACTACCTGCTACTATTACCATAGATTCTAACACACATTACGATGGAAGTAATTACATTGTATTTGCAATAAATATAAACTAATGGAACAAATACCTACACCTAAGAAAGAAAGAAAGTTTTTAAAAGCCATTGGGCGCGTTGCAGGTGTTTTAGTGCAAGAGCTGGCACTTGGTTTAGGAAGAAAATACATAGGTAAAATGATAAACAAAATTAAGATTCCAAAAAAGAGAGAAACGCTATCCTTTCTCCTCCTCCTTTCCTGCACCATTGCCTTTGCCCAGTATCCAGCAACGGGGAACAAACAGAGACTTGGTTATCAGACTACGGGCGATGGTCTTGTTTTTAGGGGAAGGTCAAACGATACAATGGCTTTAAAACCAAGCAGTTTAAATAATGCCTACCATTTATTTGACACAGTTAACAATGTCTTATTTAGCTACATAAAGACTAAAGGAGGATGGCAATTTAATAATGCAGACACAGTCATTGTAAACAACAATTTTTCACAGCCTGTTGATTCATTATTTTTTAAAACAAGTGTATCTCCAAACAATGTTGACACTGCTAAAATGCGATGGGATTCAGAACTTGGAACGGTTGTTTTAGGAATGTACGACAAAGTGCCCAATGAATTAGGATTCAAAAACTTTTGGCTTGTCAAAAATCAAACAGGCTCAACTATTACAAAAGGTAGCATCGTGTATGCTAATGGAACGGTTGGAGCAAGTGGCAGAATAACAGTTGCAAAATTTATCGCCAACGGCACTATTGATGCTAAATATTTATTGGGAATAACGGCTCATGACTTATCGAACGGTGAGGATGGTTACGTTATTTCCTTTGGTAAAATAAGGCAAGTTAACACCGATACCTTTGCGGCTGGCGCAATCCTTTACCCATCTCCAACGACTGCAGGTGTTTGGACAGATGTTGAACCAGTTGCTCCTAACATTGATATGCCTATCGGCTTTTGTATAAATTCTCATGTAAACAATGGCACAATATCAATAAGAGTAGCTTCTGGTTACGCATTGCATGAGCTTCATGATCTTGCAATTTCTTCACCAGGTGAAAAATCAAGTTTATATTATTCTGGTGGATTATGGAGAGATACAACAGCTGCCTTGTTGGTGAGTGACACGGCAAGTATGTTGACAAATTATTTGCGTACAGGTGTTGCAGCTTCGACTTACACACCTTTAACAAGGTCAATATCTACAACTGCACCACTGCAAGGAGGAGGTGATTTATCTGCAAATAGAACATTTTCTATTACACAAGCAAGTGGAAGTGTAAATGGATTTTTATCAAGTACAGATTGGACTACTTTTAATGGCAAAGGAAATGGCACAGTTACAAGCGTAGCAATGACTGTACCTACATTTCTTTCCGTATCTGGCAGTCCTGTAACTTCAAGCGGTACATTAGCGGTATCATTAAGTGGTTCTGCTTTGCCTATTGCAAACGGAGGTACTGCGGCAACAACAATTAGCCAAGCAAGAACTAATTTACAAGTACCAAATATAGCTACTACAATAACACCTCAAGCACCTTTAACAGGAGGAGGTAGTTTAGCTGGCGATAGAACAATATCTATACCAGTTGCTACAAGTGTTGCAAATGGTTATTTATCATCAACTGATTGGACAACCTTTAATAGCAAACAAAACGCTATTACATTAACTACTACTGGAACAAGCGGAGCTGCTACTTTAGTTGGTGCAACATTAAATATACCGCAATATAGTGGAGGATCTGGAACGGTTACAAGCGTTACAACTACATCTCCATTAAGTGTTATAAACTCTACCACAACTCCTCAAATATCTATTTCAGCTGCCAATGGTACATCAACTT